AATTGATGTTGTCCATTTACACTTGCGTAATAAGTAGCTGTGCTAGGGTTTATATACTTCCATATACCACTAGAGTTATACGCATTCTGTAAAAGATAAATACTACTTGAGTTATACCCTATAAGTGCATTACCAGCGAACCCAACTTCAATTGATTTGCTAATATTATTTGCACTAGGGGTTACCCCAATACCTAAATTACCAAGTGAGTCTAATGTAAAACTACCAACAGGAGCAGAGGCACTAAAACTATACCCAGTACCACTTGTTCCACCTTGTAAAGAAGTAAATTTACCAGTGGAAGGAGTTGTAGCTCCTATAGTTGTTCCGTCTATAGTACCCCCAGTTAAAGCAACTGAAGTGGATAATTGTTTTGCTAAGGAAGCAGCAGCAGAAACCCCATTGTAATCTGTAAGATTTAAATGGTAGTAATTACCACCACCACCCCCTTGAATAGCATTTAATTGGCTATGGTTTCTAGTAGTAATGTCAGATAAAGAACTACCAGTTTTATCAATAGATGCCCAAGTAATTGTAGAGGAATTGGAAACAACTTGATATAAAGAGTTGTACCATGAAGTCCATACAAAATCTCCCGGAGTTGCTTTAAGCGGAGGAGGAGGTAAACTAACTGCCACTATCGACCACCTTTATTAATATCAACTTCAAATCCTTCTAACCTAAGTAATTTGGGTTGACCATATGAAATTCTAAATGCTCGTCGTCTAAAAACACCTAATTGAAACAAAGCAGGAAAATCACTATTAAAAGAAATTGTTCTGTTGCCTTGCCAAGTAGTGTAGTCGTCGTCTGACCATTCTAAAGTAAGATTGTTATTAGCACTTCCATCTACATCAGGAGGGTCCCCCCTAAGCATAAACCTATACATAAACTTTCTATCCATGCTGTCATAGTCATACTTAGGTGTAACTATTTGACAAAGAAAAGCAGTCCCATTATCTGTTGTAAACTCTTCGCTAATTAGATAAACATTTCCATTAGCACTATCTAAAACATAGGCCATACCATTAGGACCATCATCACCAAAGATTCCAACAAAAGCAGTTGTACCCGTTGCTGAGGAAGTCCACTCAGTCCACATTTGAGCATCAAAAGAATAAACCAAAGTGATGCTTGTAAGATTTAGAATGTAAAGCTTTTGACCAGCTACACGAATACAATAGGCAACACAGTTTACTAAATTGTTTCCTTCATTACGAAGGATACTACGTATTGTGGGAGTTCCTATTTCTTTAGGTGTATATCCATTAATAGTCCAAACTGTATGTCCACCATTTCCTGTTTCACCAACAAGAATTACTTCGTCGTCTGTTTGTACAACGGAAGCAAAATTAATAGCACCGAATTGTTGCACTGCTGAATTAGACCGACCTAAAGGCGTCGTGGTCCCAGCAATGTCACTCATGTACTCAACTGTTCCACTTCCAACTGCGTATATGTAATTATTATTTTTAGACAAAGCTACAAGTTTGTCAGGATACATTTCCGCAGAAATATAATTACCTACAGTCCAGTTTGCTGGAACATCAATGTCACTATTGTATATGTTCTGGCTGTTTGCTCCAGCCAAGAAAATATATCCATCAAGAAAGATTGGAGTTGGAATATGGGGGGAAGGAAAATTGGCACTACTAATTAAAGTAGGGGCCACTGTAGGACTGCTAAACACATATCCTTTTACACCATCCACCAACACTAAACTAACTGCTCCAACAGAACTAACGTGTTCTGTAAATCCTACAGGACCAGTAGAAGTAGTAAGGGACATTAAAAATGTTCCATTACTGTATAACCCACTACCGGATACTGTTATAATATATCCTACTCCATTAACTACCCAGTAATACAATCCCCTACCAACACCAGCAGCCGTAGTGTATGCCAAAGAAAGACCGGGCCTTGATTTAACAAAAACCCTTGCGTTTTCTTTGTCTGGTGTATCGTAAGCATCAATAAGAAGATTGGAAAGCTTACTATCTTTGTTTAGCAAACTTCCTTTACGATGAGTAGGATTAAAAACAAAGCCATGTCGTTTTGTCTCATAAGTCTGAGACATAGGGTTTCTAGTGAATGCCATTATTACACCTTGCTACTGTCATCCGGCATAAAGAACAAACTACCTTCTTCAGTACCAAAAGAAAGAGCCATTTCATGAAAATACTCAGCTTCTTTTTGCAGGTTTTGTCTATCCATCAATGGGTATCCATATTCAGGTGAAAGACGCCATGCTAGGCCATAAATAAGAGCTTCTGTCCAGTAAGGAGGAAAATCAAAATCATCTGTTGAATTAACCATATCCTCGAATGGACGTTGGTAAACAAGAGTGATGGTTGTGTTAGCGTCCTGTGGAGCAGGCCACAATTTTACAACTCCATAATTACTTAGTGGTTGATAGAACAGATTAACTGGTTCACCAGACGTTGCATTTTGAGGAAGCAAATTAAAATCGTAATGATCGTAAATATTCAAAGGAATATTGGATGACCCAGTATTTTCAATGCGATAAGCTTGAATTACTTTTAAAGGCATCGGAGTATTTAGTGTTTGACTATTACCAATGTTGTAGGTGTTGTTATTTGCTACAGTTGTAAAAGTATATTCTTTAATCGCCCACACAGGCATACCATCTACGTGAAATCCTTTAATCATTGCATTAAGAGCTTCTGCTCCATTTGTAATGTCATTTGTAGATGGGGAGCTACCACTTGATAGTACACCTATTTTTCTTAGGGCTGATGTAATTACGGCATCACGTTTTAAAGACCAAACGGTAGTTCCTGATGTGCTCATTTAGATTCCTGAGTGTGTTGTTGGTTGCTACTTCCGTAGTAGTAAGTAAGTACAAGCATAGAAACAGAGTCTGCAAGTCCAAGAATACGTCCAACCACCATATCGCTAAGACCAGTGGGCAATCCATGAAACATTACATATCCCTCAAGACCAAGAGTGGCTGTAAGAATAAGAATGGACAAACCAAACAACTTGGTTTGAATTCCACCAGCTACGTTGGCTTTACGGGCTGAATCCCTATCTTGAAAAGCTAAGTCAGCATACTTAAACCCACGCTCTTCTTCTTCTGCTTTATACTTCATTTCCAACTCTTTCAAGTTGGTAATTTGTTCTGGAGTAAGTTGGCCTGTTTGAATTGCCTGAGCTATCTTATCTTGTGTAGGTTCTGAAACCCCAAGAGCATTACCAATAGCAGCAACTGCCACACCACCCAAAGGACCAAGGATAGCAGAAGCTACTGTTGGTGCTAAAGTTTTAAGAATTGAAGTCCAATCCATGTTACACCTTTGATTTAAAAAACTTCTTGTATACCCACTCTCCAATAAGAATGCAGGTATAGATTGCAGCTAGTGCTGATGCAGCGTCTGCCCAAGAAGTAATTCCGACAGCGGCCCATACAGAGGCTAATTTCAGGATAGGGTCTCCTACAGTGTTGTCATTATGTGTCATGGTTTAAAAAAGCCGTAAGTGCTATGTTGTTTAGGAATAGATTTATCAAAGGGCTCTAGTAAACGTCCAACAACTTGCAAAGCTATGGACCTACGCCAACCACTACCATTAACAATTAAATCATCCATTCTACTTGATAACATCAATCGTTTAATGGATGGCTTTTGCCAAAACAATAAAGTTCCCCATGTAATGTCTACATAAGCATCTGTAGCTACAAAAACAGCACCAAGAATTTTTTGAAGGGGATTAAATACTGAAAGGTCCCATTTACTTGTTTGTTCTGCCCATTGATTAAAAAACAGAATAAAACCCAGCCAAAGAAGTGGAACTGAAAGAAAATGAAATCTAAGCCATGTTTCAAACCATATGTTCATAGTTCACATCCTGTCCAAAGAATTTGAGCCGCAGAGTTAATGGCTTGCAATGAGCCTCCTTGTCCTGCCGTTGCTCCTGCCACAGTTAAATTTACTGAACCAACGTTTAAACTTCCTGTGCCAAATGCAATGGCAGAACCAACAAAAGAACTTGTTGATGAAAACTGAAATTGCGTTGTTACCCCAGTTGGAGGGACTCTAGGTTGAATTGAAAAGGGATAAACACAAACCACTGTTGTCGATGAAAACGCATATGCGTTGCAAATCAAATCAGATGTGCTTTTTGCATTGAAAGCAGGTAAATACCGCTGGCACAATGCAAGTTCTAATCCATAAGGACGTTGCTCAAATTGAGTGGCTACAGAGCTAACCTCAAGCTGTGCAGCAGCAAAAGAAATTAAATTTCCTCCAACCATTGATATGTTGCCAAGATCAACAACCAAGCCAGTAATAGCAGCAGTTGGAACAGAAAATACTCTAGTCACTTTAGTCCATGTGCCAGAAGGAATTGTTACAGCACCTGTGCTAGCAATGTCTGTAATGTTAGCTAGAGTAAAAGTATCTGTACTTGCTGGGTAACCAAGTTTGGGCGTAAATGAAACATTGCCGCCTGTGTTTTGATAGACCCAATAGGACAAAGTTACTGTTTGTCCTGCCATGTATTTGCAATTAGCAGATTCAATTCGTTGAGATACGTGACTAACAATAGTTTGTGTAGCACTTGTAATTGTCAAAATATTTCCGTAAGGAAGTCCTGTGACATTTGTTGGGCCAGCAGGGAAAGTGCATGTGCCTGCACTACCTATTGCTTGGTTGTGATAAACGTACCATCGGTCTGCCGTATATCCCGGAGTTGGGTTTGCATCCGAAGTAGTTGCAATGCTGGAACCACGCTGAGTGATTCTAAAATCACCATTGATTAAAGCGTTTCTTAGTCCAGCAAGTTGCCCACCATTAATTGATGAAAGAGTAGTCATTGAAGTAATGTCACCATTAGTTCCAGACGCTGCTGCTGCAATTGCTGTCCTAAATGTTGGAGCATCTGCTGAAGGAAGAACAGTTCCCGAAAAAGTACTAATTGAAGTAACAGGACTTAATTTAGTTGTAATTGCCGGAACCGTTGTATATGTTGAGGTGTTTACATCATTGAGCCAAGGGCTATCAACGACAGTGCCAGATGTAAAAGTTTTAGAAGTCATAATTATCCTACATTAGTAGATTTTAAATCAAGCAATCTTTGATAGGTCAATGGGGCGTAATCTGCTCTCATACAGTCTGCTGTACCCGAATCAGCGTAAGCAGAACTTGTCCAAATGTCGCAATAGCTTAAAAAAACATCTGTTCCTTCTGGGCGAGGCATTGGAACTGTTTGTTTATCCCCATGAACTTTTAAGCTTAGTTGAGGATGGCGGATTTCAAAATCTTCTTTACAAACTACTAATCCATCCCAACGTTTTTTCATTGTGGAAGCTTTAAACTTCCTACCACAACTATCACATATACAATTGTAATCACCTAGTTTTAACCAATTTTGCATTTTTATCTTTCTTGTAGACGCCGATAAGCCAGATTGCTAGGAGTGTCATGGGTTAGATACCAGTGATCGTTCCAGCCGCATAAGTTCCGCTATATCCGACAATCGCATAGCTGTAAGCAGAACCGTTGTATGACTTACGGAATTTTGCAGCGCTATTAGCACCCATCGTTATTGTTGTTGTCGCGGCTTTGCCGTTAAACAAAAGACTTCCAGAAATAACAACCGACACACTTACCGTTGAAAGATTGATTACCTCAATCTCACCGCCTAAATTACTTGATGTGGGAGCAGGTAATGTCAGTGTCTGTGCAG